CTCCTAAGATTAATCTGCTCTTTGCTGAGCTGCATAATCTGTTTAGTAGACCTAACATCATTAATACAGTAATTGATAATATCCGGAATCTGTTCTTCTACAACTTCACTAGTATGATGAATAGGCATGTCTATGATGTTCTTCCAATCCATAGTATACTGAATCCATTTCAAACTAGATCTCTTAGCAGGATTGTCCCAGTGGTTTAATTTAAATACATCTACCTGTCTAATCTTTAAATCTCTAGGACTAAACTCTAAAAACTCTCCATCATTCTGTCTTCTAATTACATCCTGAGCTTTAGAATATACAAACCTAGCAATTTCATCACCAGACATATCTAATAAGTCATGACCTTTAGCTAAGCAATGTTCAGTAATTTGACTGTCAAATCCTAAACCATTAAAGCTAACATGCCACTCATTATTATTTATATTATGCATTAAGAAAGTTAAGAAAGGAACAATATCATTTCTTGACTCATGCATTACAAAGATTTGTCTTTCTTCAGATTTGATATCTTCAAAGACACCAATGAAACAATTGGATAATGTTTCATAATCCATTACATAATGTGATTTCATACTTGTTTGTTCAGTTAAGCTGTTCCCCCGTTTAGTTAATAAAAATAGGGAGACCGGTCAAGAGCCTCCCTATTTATTGTAAAACAAAAATTACTTCTCAGTAGTCTTTTTAGTAGGGGCAGCTTTCTCAATACCCATAAACTTTTTATAGTCAAATCCTTTAGAATTTACAGCAAATAGTTTAATTAACTCTTCAATAGCTGTAAGGTCTTCTACATAGAATTCTTGAAATACTTCAATCTTGTGTCTTTCTTCTCTAAAGTTTCTACCATTAGGTCTTGCATGTTTAGTTGCAATTGGATCACCATTGTCATCCATTTTAGGCAGCATATGTAATGCTTGCTTAGTTACTTTAGAAATTATTACAAAGACCTTAGTATCTGGATCCATAATACATTCTACATAAGGACATGATTCTGAAATAGGAATCATTCTAAAAGTTTGCTTGTCATTCCAAGTTGATTGGACAAGCATCATTGTGTTTTCACTCATTTTGTTGGTTTTTTTTTAATTGATTACAAATTAATCTAGAATTTTTATATTTTCCAAATCTCCGACACTAATTAACAACATTTCTTTTTCTAGATCAGGTTTACTACATAGTTCACCAACAGATATAAGTAACTCAACTGGTACATTGAGTATAGCAGCATATTCCTCCATGAAGAAATCTGGAAACAGATAACTTTGAACATAGACATGGTTTGCACTATTGTTATTAAAATATTTCAATATTTTTTGCTTCAAATGATCTTGTATCTCACTATACTTACCATTTAATATTTTATTCCAATCATCTTTTAAATCAGAAAAATCAAATATTAGTACACTTGTAGAGCTATCAACGCTAACATATTCTAATAATCTGTTATGTTTTATTAGAGTTTGAGACTCAAATAACATATATTCAGGATCTGCTTTAATTTTATAAACACATACAAGTTTTGCATCCTCAGTGGTGTATTTACTGCCCCAACACATATAAGTTTCTGTTGGTAGAGCTATAGCACCTCTTGGTATATCTAAGAGCGGATACAAAAAGATCTTAGATTTTTGGAAATATTTCCGGTAAATTTCATTTAAAGCCATACATATTAAAGTTTTATATTACCTAATGCTAGTTCATATGGCAGATCATATCTTTTGTTTTCATAGTGCCATTTAACCTTCTGCACCACTTCACTAAATGAATCTGTCCATTTGACTAGTGTTTCTGAAGAAACTTGATAAGGATAAACTAAATTGTACTTATCAATTACTATAAAAGTAACTTGTACATTCCAATCATCAGTAATACTAAACCTTTCTTTTGCAAGATAAACATAGATAACGGCTTGAATCCAATACCTATAATATTCCACAGAGTCAGGAAAGTCTTGTATTGACTTACCAAGAGTCTTTAAGTCATTAATAAAGATAGTTTTTGAGTTATGATCAACAACTACATTGTCAAGGACACCGTGGAAACCAAAGGGTAAATTTTCTACATCAGCTCTAATATGCAACTCATTGTAAGCTTCAATAGTTTTATCTTCTTCATCTTTATCTAGTTGCAATAAAGCTCTCACATCTTTATTGTTCCTCAGTACTTCAACAGCAACTTTGCAGCCATCCAAAGTTGGTTGATCTACTGTTGTTTTGTCTAGACTAAGATTAAGAAAATTAAAATACTCAATGTTTTCAGGAGTCAAGATCTTGTCAAGTCTCTGCTGATCTGTTTTAAGTGTTTGGTAAAGGTTTGCTGTGAGTAGATGTGTGAGTATCTCACTTGAGTAGTCTGACAAATTTAATGTATTATTTCCTAATGTTACATGATATCTAAAAAGAATATCAATAATTTTCTTTTGACTATCAGTAGGAAATTTACCTGGCATAGATGTAAAAGTATCATCATACTTATCTGGCTCAAATAAAAGACAGTGTAAGACGCGCCCTCCTACAAGATGCGCATCTGTACTGTCCTCTCTTTGATTCAAAACATAATGATTATAAAACATTCCAGGTGAAAATAATAGTTTATTAATTCCACTGTAACTGAAGTAAAACTTCTTTTTATAAAATCTATCTAGTTCCTCAGAACCAATCAAAGTTTGTATCATTTGTCTCTTCTATTTGATGGTTATTTGCATGTGACTCAGGGACCCCTGTAGATTCTTCTAATACTATTAACTCTGACTTGAGTTCATTTCTCTCAATTCTAGTAAATGCTTCTTCTATGTCTTCATTAGATATTTCAACCTCCTCTTCAACCCCTTCAACCCCTGGAGAGTTATCTTCAGATACTTCAGTAACAAAATCTTCAACATGTTGGTAAGTATAATTAATGTTCAATTTTGCATTTAATTCCTTACTAAGAGTTATAATTTTAACTTTAAAATGCTTACTATCTCCACGGTCTGCAATTTCTGAAGAATATCTTTTCATTAAAATATCCATCATATCTTTACTTACTACTTCTTTAGTACAAAGTGAATTAACAACTTCATCTAGATTAGTACTTAAATCACGTTTATTTTTATTTAAATACCCAATAAGAGATTTAAAATTCACATGATTTTTAGTGTGGCTATTAGAAATGCTATAACTATGTTCTTTAAATAACATTTCTAAATATAATAAAGAATCTACATAATTAGAGTTAGCCATAATTTCCATAGCTAGAATATGATTGTCTTTATCATTACTCTCAAACATCTGGTGTATTTGTTCATACATAGCTTCATCTATAATAGTAGCATCATCACCATTTATATGCTTTAAGATAGCCATCTCATCATATACTGTAGAATCTATTAGCTTAGTACTTAGCTCAGAATATTCTTCACCAATTGTATTATAATAACTAGAGGAGTTTATTTTAGTTTCATACTTTTGTAAAGCTGTATTATCACTATGTCTAATATCAACACTTGTACTATAGTCAAATAATACTCTGGTTTCTTCATAAAATTCTAGTGCTTGGCGTATATTCTCTCTATATCTTTCATCCATGCTAATATCAGGATCATTTATAAGAGTAATAAAATCTGCTGTATCCATACTGTAATACCAATTGGTACTAGTAATTTTATCTTTTGTATTTCTTGCAGCAAATACATGAGTTGCCTCATCTATATTTCTTATAGTTCTTATTCCATGTTGTAAAGCTAAATCTTTAAGCTTTATTCTTGGTACATTAACTCCAGGTAGAAAATAAAGTTTATCACCTTTAGTTGGTGTATACTCTGTAAGATACTCAGTAAAAATATCTTCATTTCTACTTGCTAAGCAATACATAGGTTCTACTTTAATAACTACTTCACTTTCATTTGCATCAATTTCTGATAATATAATATATCTTTTCATAGATAAAAGTTTAATAAGGGGAGTATCACCTCCCCCTATATTAGTTTGTACTTAAATTATTTTTCTTTAAAAGGTTAACTGCTTAATCCTTCAATTACTTGACAGCCATCTTCACCACGTCCTTATTCATCATCAGCTGAGCAAACTTCACCTTATTTCCATTTACAATCTCCTTAATAATATAATATCTAAGGTCATCAGTAAATGCAACACAGTCAGTAGTAAGTTTGATTAATCTTTGAATCATAGCTGCTGGTACAGGTTTAGTATCAGCAAGCACAAGAGAATAATTTATTAATCTGGTTGCAATTACACTAGATATATCAGCTCTAAAGTCATCATCTTTACCTACAGCATTTGTTAATGCATTCAGTACATATTGCTCATCTTTAGTAAATGTATCTTCAGGTGAGATAATCTTATCTAACTTATTGTTAATGAACATAGTAAACATAGAACTAAAGTCTACACCAACAGAACCTTCACCAATCATTTGGATTAGAGGTAAGTCATCTTCAAACTTAGGAATAGAACTAATTGCATTAAAGAAAGTAGTAATTGATCTTGGATTAACTCTTTGAGTTACTAGTTCCGGATTCATCAACATAAAATTGATACATCTACCATCTATACTTGCAGTCTCAGCCCATTTAGCCCATACATTTACATCATACTTTAACTCAACAGATACAAATCTTGTCTTCTGAGCTACATCCAAGCTAGTTACATTATAGTCACCATTGTCTGGATTAGTAGTCAAGATAACATGCCAATTCTTAGGAAGTTTCCATGATACATATTCTTGTCTATCCAAGATCTCCATGGTTGCTTGCATAAATCTATGGTCAGCTCTGGTATAATCATCTAAGACTAAAAAACCACCTTCACCTTTACCCTGAATCCATTCAGGAGCAGCATGAGACATTCTCTTTCCTACAACTTTATAACCTTTCTTTACAGCTGCATCTATCTGAGCTTCATTAATCCATGTTGTTTTACCTTCTGCATTCTGGATTTCAAATTCTTTTACAGGAAAACCTACTAAGTCACCTAGTTCTTCCAACTGAGATAAATTAAGCTTTACAACTTGCATGCTAATCTCTTTACCTAATTGCATAATAGCTGAAGTTTTACCAAGACCAGCATCACCTTCAATATTAATAGCCACGGGAACTTTACCCTCAGACTGTATATGCTGGTTATTATTAACCATATGCTTAATAAAGCTTTTTAACTCTTCAACATTTAATTGTACTTGACTCATTTTCTTAATTTTTTATAGTTCTAACTTAATTACTTTACCTGGCAAACTTTCATTCATACTGGATTGTTCTGACAAAACCCATAGAACATTTCCTTTTGGTTTTACAGAAGTATTACATTCACCATCAGTAAAATACACCAGGCTTGTATATTTTTTCTGATTCTCATTATAATAATCTAAAACAGGATCAAACTCAGTTCCTCCTCTGCCTTGTACTTCTAACTCATGTTTACCTGTATAAGATTTAATAGAAGTAATTCTTGTATCACATTGTACAATAGTAATATCTACACCAGCCTTATAAATATGATGAATCTCATTCATAAATTCTTTTAACTCAGTATCACTTACAGAACCTGAAGTATCAATAGCTAAAAGCATATGTTGTTTCATCTTAATCTTAAGACCTGGATTATCACTAAATCTTCTATTCTCTTTCCGCCTAATCTTCTTAGTAAATACTTTAGTACTTACACCAGTAAATCTACGGATATACCCTCTCCAGTCAAACTTAGCTGCTTCTATTTGTTCAATAATAATAACACCATCAATTTCTCCAGGAACAGTACCACGCTTCTTAACAGTTTGCTCTTTAGCATCACTTAGCACTTTCTGTAACTGCTTTTCAATTAACTTTTGCTCAGCCTCAGTAAGATTCTCAAACTCTTCCCATGTACCATGATCAGGAATATTACCAGCTTCAATGTCATCAAGAAGTTCATCCATAGCGTCATTACCACAAGTACCTTCATTATCTTTCTTATCTTTAAGTTCTTTCAACTTGTCATAGTAATATCTACAACCAGCTTTAAGATCAAGATTTAGATCAGCATAGTCTTCAATTAGAATACCTCTTCCAGGACATTTCTTGCTAATTTCAAGTATTTCCTCTGGACTTAATTCAGCTTCTATTGCAGCTTTAACTTCTTCTGTTACCTTTTTCTTTATCTCATCATATTCTTCTTTAGAATATTCTCCACCCGGCAACCAAGACTTTTCAATATACTGATTAATCTCCATGTCCATTGCCACATTTGCAAGTTTATGATTACTAAACTTAAAGAAAGTAGTAAGATGCCCAAATGCAATATGTAACAACTCATGTTTTAATATACCCAATCTCTGATTTTCAGTGAGTCCTTCCCAAAATTGAGGATTAATAGCAAGTTGATAATTAATACCATTCTTACTAACTCCTGCTGTTGGAACTCTCTTACTATCCCACAGCTTATTCAACATAATGAGAAAGAACCCATAATAGGGCTCCTTCAACATTAAATCTTTGCTGGCTTTGCTCAAACTTTGAACTTTGTCCATTAGTCTTTTAGTTTAATATCTATTTCAAATTTATCAGCAGGATACCCTAGTTGTCCTAAGAATCCTACCATATCTACTACAAAATTCTCTAAGAACATTTCTATTGAATCTTTACTAGATCCATTAGAAGTCATAAGAGATAAACACTTACCGCTACTAAGATTATTGTCACCTAGTGCACTTGCTTTAACTAATGCCTTATAAGATTTTGGAGCTTCTGTTTCCCAAGTATCTTTTGGTAACTTAGAAAACTTATACAGCACTAACAGCTCACCTTTATACTCTTTAAGATCAGCATTCTCTAATGCTTGAAATGCAATAATCTGATTATCCTTATCTTCAGATTTAAGCATGTTTAATAAATTCTTTGTTTCTTCTTTGTCAAATTTTACTTTTGCCATTAGTCTTCAATTTTTAGTGTTTTAATCATCCATAGTGTAGGTGTCTCAAGATTATCCACCCATTCTTTTGCACTTGGAATATACCCATTGCAGTCTTCCTTAACATGTTGTTCAGCAACATATCTTGTGTATACAGTTTTACCATCTGAATTAATAAAACTTTTCCCAAATACTCTTTCACATTCAAATATTCCTTCACTATGGTGTCTAAACATTCTGTGTTTACTATGACCTATCCAAGCCTTAGTTTCATCTAGCCATTCATGAATAGCCTGATAATCAGATATTTGACCTTTCCATTTTTTAACAGATGTCTTACAGTGTTCTAGAGGATGCGCCATTATTCTTTTGTTTTTTCTAATAAGTCACCATCATGAAAATAATCTTCAGTCTCAGTAATATTTATATGATTATTAACAATATATTTACCTGAAGGAACACATATACATAAATCTCCAAAACCACCTTCATTATTCCACCAGTCCTCTATATCATCAAGTATCTTGTCTTGAGCAAAATTTTCAATTAAACTATATACTCCTAAGTCTAATTTATATAAACTTATATCATCATCCCATACATCAATCTCATCATCTACCTCTTCTGGGGTGGTACAATTAGATTTAGTATATCCAATTCTTTCTATAGCACCGGAGTCTCCTCCACCATTATAATGCACTTTAATTCCTGTAATACCCATATCAGCCAACTTAAGAAGAAGGCCTGTCAATTCATTTTCTGTCATAATCCTGCTTTTTGAATAAAATGTTTTGCTACTTCAGGAATGTGTTTTTTGTAATAAGGCTGTTCAGACTTACACCATTGTTTCACATCATCCTTTGTTTTAAACTTTAACTTTTGGTACGGAAATGTTATTTCCAACTCTTTGATAAAATCATTTACAGTCCCACCTTCCCAGATGTGTCTGTCATTACTCATATTATTTTATTTTAAAGAACCTCCCAAGGATATTTCCATTTAAGAACTCTTCTTTCTCAAGAACTTCTCTTGTGAACTGGTACTTAGTTTCATAATATGTAAGTTCCATCTTGGAAAAACATATCTTAACCATGTATCTTTTGATTTTTACACCAGCTTTGTGAGCTTCTTTAAGAGTTATATTACTACTGTAGTAATTC